GGTCGGCGCTTGCCGACCGGCACTTCTTCTTCTGTTACTGCTACTGATACTGTTTCTGTTACTGTTACTGGCTTACAAGGGGCTTGTAAGGGCCTTGCAAGGGGCTTGCAAGGGGCTTCACTTTCTAAAACAAGGGGCTCAATTTCAAGTTGAGTTTGAGAATTAAGGGGCTTGTTTTCAGATTCGGAAGTTGCAGAAAGGGCCTTACTTTCAGCGCTCTGATAAGTTGTAAGGGGCTTGCCCTCTTCTTGATTGCTTTCTATCTGAGGTGAAGTCTGCACCGGCGCCGTCTGCTCCGCTGCTTTCCGGATTATTTGATAGCCGAGATTGAAATCCTCGTTGTAGCGGATAATGAATTCACGGCGAATGTTGTCCGGCATTTCCTCAATATCCCTCATGAGGCTCTTCCAGCGGTTGTCATCCGGGCTCAACGCGTCCGCAATCTGGTAGCGGGCCATATTGAAGACAAACACATACTCGTCATCGTAGAAGCGGCAAAAGTCTGCTTCTTCCAATATTCGGATAGCGTTTTCGAGTTCGTCGTGCGGAATCCCCAGCTCGCCCTCAATGAGGTACTTGGGCATATAGAAAACTCCGGACATCTCGGAAGCAGGGCACGACATCAAATAATCCTGCAAAACAATGGCCCACGGATTCCCTCGTAGCGTCCGGAAGGAGCGGCTGCGCCACTTCCCTGTAAATATCTTTGCGTAACTTCTTTCTGATCGTTTCATGATGAATCTCTCTGTTGATTCTTAATTGGTCTTTTGGCCATCGGTTCCAAGCTGGATTTCTCCTTTCAGCTCCGCATCAAATCTCGCGAAAAGATGCCTGGCCATCCCACGCCACTCGAGCGGCAGATTGAATCCGCCTCGCTTCAGACAAGTTTTGAGAAGAAGGAGCTCGGGTCTGGTGAGCTCCGGCATGTAGTGTTCTCCGGAGACGATTTCGCATGCGTCGATCGGCTCCCATGCCTCGATTTCGTCGGCCTGATCCTTTTCAACGATGTTTGAATCGTTTTCCAGCACGCAGCAGTCCTCAAACTCCTGAGACTCTGTGACAAACATCACTTCCGGATGGACGCAATCTTTGAATTTGACGAGGTAGGCCCCGGCATACTCACCGTTGGCCAAGTTGCCCTCATAGCAGTCAAACGGGAACTCTTCCGTATGTGATAAGACGATTTTCATTGTCAATTTCTCCTTTGTTTTGATAGCCGTCGTACAGGTATCCGGGCGGCGCGCAGTTTTC